GTGCCGAATACATTTGGGGCATTTACGGACTCGTATCCTTTTTTCGCTGACTCATATAGGTTCAGGATAATCACATCTAGCTGGTCTGTCGCGGTAGAGCTAGTCTGTTACTTCCTTCTCTGGTTATTTATAGCGCGAAACCTTGCCTGTTCCTTGTTCAGTATTGCAGCATCAGTTGCATATCACATCTTTGTTTACCGCACTACTGGTGAGCCAACAATGGCGTACTTCCCTTTCTTAGCGGCCATATTGCCCTTTAGTTTAGGGTCACTTGGGTATTTTATATACTCAAAAGTGAAGACCAAGAGTGCGATCATGATTGCCTTTAAAAGGTACCAATGGGCGCTACTTTCTGCTTCAGTTTTTCTATTTTTCGCGAACTGGGAATTGTTCAACATAGGCCAGAATGGAAGCTGGCATCCATTTAATTACTATTTAAACAACATAATATCTATGTGGATAGTTATATCGTTATGTGATTTAAATCCAGAAGGAAGACCGGGTAAGGTAGCCAGATTAATGGGAGACCTGTCTTACCCGGTTTTTCTATGTCAGTATTTTGGCGGGTATGTAGCCTGGTATATCGTGGGTTTTAATGAGCAGAATCGCGGGTGGGAGATATTCTTTATTGGTTACATCGTGTCCATCGCAATGTCTTTGGTTTGCATCTATCTGATTGATGAGAACATAAGGAAGATCAGAGACAAGGTCAGGCGGAAAGCTGTTACTCAGGCGCTTTAGGCCACTCAATATTAGGTGCTTTTGACGTATCAATCCGATTAACCATTACGCGGTAAGTCTTCCACGCCTTGAGGCTCGCCGCTTCTTTGTCTGTTGCAATTTCAAGGTCTGCGGCATCTTGTAGTGGATCGATTGCGATAGTGGCAAGAGCGAGAAGCTTTGCTTTTTCAGATGCAGCCATTACAGCGAGCTGTTCTGCCGTAGGTGCTGGATAGTCCTTCAGGATCGGACGGCCTTTTTTGTCTGAAGAGATTAGTCTGCCCTTAGATTGACCATCAAGTAAAGCTCCTCACTCCTCATCCGTTATTTCAATCGCATCCTCAGGAATAGTATCGCCATTCATTTCCTCGGAGTAAAAACCGTTTGTTAAAGCCGAATAGAATTTAGTCATTTTTTTATCTACCTATCGCTAAAACTGTAAAGGCTCCGACGCCTGCGGAAGTTGCAACCCAAGAGATTGAGCTCCTGGTTGTCGTGTTAATGCTCCATGCTAAGTTGAAGCTGCTGGGTGAGCCAGTCGTAATAGAATCGCAAATAAAGGCTACAAGCGTTTGATTGCTAAAAGCGACTGGCAGAGCCACTGATCCGCTCGTTGTGCCGTCAGGTGCGGTGCTATTTATCCACTGCAAGACTAGGCCACCTGGTAATTGCTGATAGCCGCTTGATGACTGTAGGCTTGCAAAGCTTGCCATGTCAGGGATATTACCGACTGCAGTCCCGACATTTTTCGTTGCCGCTGTGCCGCACCCGATATTAAATCGGGCATCAGCTTGAGCCTGACTTCCGGCATTAAGGAATTCGATTAGCCTGTTTGAAATTCCCAGATATCTGGTATCAGAAAGACTCGTCAGTCCTGATTTAAAGCTAGCCATCAGCGTGCTGATATTTCCATCATCTTTAGCGTCCTGCCCCCTGTCATTTAAAAATGCACCCAGCATGGCAGCCATTACTGTTCCCTGCCGAAGAGCTTTATTGATCTGGGCTGAGCTGGCTTTACCTGACTGGAAGCCACTCAGTAAAGCTGCAAGTGCCTCATAGTCTGACTGGGCTGTAACATTGGCACCACTGCCTGTAGCAAACGGTTTGAAGTTATTTGTCGCCATTAAAGGTTTACTCCCCATGCGCCGTCATCAAATCCGGCTATAAATTCATTATCCATATCGAAACCGAAGAATTTCGTTCCGACAGATGGTGTCAATATTGAAGGTGTCTGAATATCACCAGCCCATACGCCCGCAGCTTTTACTGTCAGGTAGCCTTGTTTTATTGCAGCGATAAGCTCACGTGAAACAAGGGCAATATCTATTTCAGGGAGTACCCATACTGAGATCGTCATGTCCTGATTATCGACAATCTGCATTTTCAGCCCTGAGCCTTCCAAAGCGGTTTCAAGGATTGGGGGTAGTGAGTCGTTTTGCCCGTCCCAGTTGTTAATGGCTATCTTCGCTTTCAGAACGGTTCGGTATGTATCATCGCTTAGGCTGGTAAAACCTGAATCAGGGTCGTATGGACCTTGCCACACCCCCTGATCCCATCCGAGCCCATCGGTATCAAAGGAAAAATACACTCCGCTGATTGGCTGGCTGACGATTCTGTTTCGCCCAATCCACTCCCCCAACACGTCAAGCTGCACACCGATTGCGCTGTCGATATCGAAGGCAGTGAGCAGGCTTTGTAATGCTATGGAGGTGTCGTTAAGCGGCTGCGTGGAAAGGTCGATATGCTCGACAAAGAGGGGCTTTCCCCGGTGATAGTTGGTTATTCTGTCGGTGTATTTGCTCATGATGTCACCGTGAGCGCGATGTTAGCTGTGCTGCAGGATGCTGATTCGTTAAAGGCTATGACAATGTTTGACGCGGCTATGCAGCCAGGCATCTACTACGACATCAGCAACGAGGACTTTGCCGGATACGGCCAGATAAATTCCTTTCGGGACAGCCCGTCATCGTCGACGTAAAAAAAGTGGCCGATATGTCCCGCTTCGCCCGCCACGTCGAAGAGTTCCGCTATCACGTTCAGGACGCCTACTATCGCGAGGGCTTCAGCAAGCACTTCGGCGAATTTCCGATTTTCGTTTTCATCGCCGTCAGTGAGTCGATCGACTGTGGCCGCTATCCGGTTCGCACCTTCCAGCTGCAGGAAGACGATGTTGCCGTGGGCTACGACCTGTTCCGCCGCAATCTTAAGACCTATCACGAATGCATGCTGTCCGGTAACTGGGGCGGCATTGAAGAAATTACACGCCCTGACTGGGCTAAGAGAAAGGATTACGCATGAGCAAAGATATCATCACCGCGCCGGTCAATGAGGCTGACACCAAAGCGGCAATCTTCAGCCCGAGCGGCCTGCAGAAGCTACAGGCGTTTTCGGAAGTCATGGCGCAGGGTAAAGCAACTGTACCTGCTCACCTGTCCGGCAAGCCTGCTGACTGTCTGGCGATCGCATTACAGGCCGCCCAGTGGGGTATGAACCCTTACGCAGTGGCGCAGAAAACGCATCTGGTAAACGGCACGCTGGGTTATGAGGCGCAGCTAGTCAACGCGGTAATTACCAGTTCTACAGCCGTGCATGGACGCTTTAAATACGAATACGGCGGCGATTGGGAGAAGTTTAAGCCTGGTGCGGCCAACGCATCGAATGAGCGCGGGCTGAGTGTGCGTGTAGGCGCGGTGCTGAAAGGTGAAACGGAAATCACCTGGGGTGAGCCGCTTTATATGGAGTACGTCACCACGCGCAATTCTCCCTTCTGTAAGACAGCACCAAAGCAGCAACTGGCATACCTGGCTGTTAAGTACTGGGCGCGCCTCTACTGCCCTGACGTGATTCTCGGCGTTTACACACCAGACGAGTTTGAGCCGGCGCAGCGCTCAGAACGCGATGTTACCCCGCCGCGCAGTCGCGCGGACCTGAACAACCTGATTAACAGCAAGCCTGAAACACAGCAGCCTGAGCGCGAAATTAACCCGGCGACGAATACCAGTGCAGCAGCGCGCACGCCGGATGAGCTGCTGGCCGATTTCACCACTGCGGCAGCTGAAGCTGAAAACGTTGCAGGGCTTGACCGCTGCTATAAGTACGCGGCGCGCATGCTGGCAAGCGAAGCTGAAACGTTAGAAAAGGCCACCGATGTTTACCTGCTTCGCAAGGCGGAGATTGAAGAGGCACTCAGCAAATAACAGGAGACAACATGGAATCACCTGAATACCGGCGTCGCGGCAATCAGTTAACTCTTGGCCGCCGCTGGTCACCCGATGAGATAGGCCTTCTCAAAGAACTCGCAGCAATCATCCCACCCAAACTTATAGCCAGACAACTCAACCGCTCATATGAATCTGTACGACAACGGGCCAGTCGCAGCCGGATACGTTTTCTGGAAGAGCGCAGCAAAGCTAACGATGGTAGTAAGCCAAATTTATGACACAAATATACTGTACGTATAACCAGTATTTTGCTGGCCATTACCAGGTACTGAGAGTATTGTGACTGAGTGAATTCACAGCCTAACTCACTCAACCGAAAGAGGATTTATTATGTCTCATACCGACCAGGAATTTGAAGACCTGCAAGACCTCAATACCCTGTATCGCTCTGCGATTCTGGATACCACCGAAGCCGTCGGCTGGGGTATCGAGATTCTGACCAAAGTTGTTGCGGCGATTAACGCAGGTACGGCTGGCTCCCTGTCTCCAGCCGATCAGTATCAGGCTAAGCAGACTCTGATGTATCTGAAAGGCCGCAAAGACGACAACGCTATGTTCCGCAAATCGGGTGACCCAGCGCCACGTACTTTTGCGCAGTACGAACACCCGTAACAGGTAGTCAGTAACTGACTTTTTCAGGCCGATGAAAGTCGGCCTTTTAACCTCACTGAACTTTTGATTTTACCTTTTAAAAGGATGCCAAATATGACTACTGCAACAGACCTGGCGCAACAGGCGATCGATAACATCAAGGCCCTTAAAGCGCTGGCTGAAAAAAATGGGGGAATCCCGGCAGATGTGCAGGCACATCTGGACGCCTATGCCAAACAGGTCGATAAACTGACAAGACAGTTAGGCAGCGAGCAAGAGACCCGTGAGGGTTATCGCGTCAATATTTTGATTGATGCAGAGGAAATTGGCCTTGCTCTCGAAATCATGAACAAGATCGAGGCTG